ATGTCCAAGAATCTGATCAGACGCGGCGACTTCTATCACTACAGGCGGCGAATCCCGGCGACGGCCGGCGGCGGCGTCATGCAGATCCCGCTCATGACAGATCAGCTCGCTGACGGCCGACGCCTAGCGATGATCCTTGCCGTTGAGCAAGACCGCGCGTTGTCGGCGGGGAATGACGCAAACACGGTGCGCGGCCTTCTCACCGACGCGGCACGTAAAGAGGCCGCGCTTGCGACGCTTGGTCTCGTGTCGATCCCCGCCGATGCCGAGCGCCGGCCGACGCTACCGCCCGCGCCGCGCGGTTTCGACCCGTCGATCTCCGCTGTCGTCGACAGGCTTCTTGCGCGGAAAAAAGAGGATGGCGTCGGCCGCGCGCAGGACACGCAAATCCGCGCCGTCAGTCGTCTGTTCGTCGACGCGATCGACGAGACGGATATCCGCGCTGTCACGCAGGGGCACCTCGCAGCCTTCCGCGACGTGATGTCTCGACTCCCGAAAAGCCACGGTAAGAGCGAGCGCCAGCGCGGCAAACCGATACGCGATATCATCGACGCGGCCCGATCTCTACCGCCCGCGAAAGTCGGCCTGGCCCCGGCGACGGTCAACCGGAACTTGGAAATTGTCCGTCAAATTTTACGATCCGCAGCGACGGAAGGCATCCAGACGGTAGAGGGCGTAGACACGTCCAGGTTGAGAAGGCGCGACACAATCCGCGCACGTGATAAGCGCGCCCCCTTCTCTGCGGACGACTGCCGCGCGGTCTTCCGCTCGCCGATCTGGACCGGTTCGAAAAGTGAGAAGCGGCGCCGCTTCCCGGGCGGCGTCATTATCAAGGACGCGCTCTTTTGGGTGCCGATCATCGCCGCTTACACCGGTGCGCGTCGTGAGGAGATCGCGGGACTGATGCCCGAAGACGTCGCCTTCGAAGAGGGGGCGTGGGTCTTTCGTATCCGTCCTAACAGGCTGCGGCCCGGGCTGAAAACGGCGGCTTCGGCGCGGGTCATCCCGGCTCATCGTGATCTCGTGCGGGCCGGTTTTTTCTCGGGTCTGGTCGGGTCGGCGGGAAGAAAAATTGCGGGGCGGGACGGGTCGGATGATGATGGGCCCGAGGGTCTGCTGCTGCCGGGGCTGACCAGAAAACATGCTGCGGCGGGATGGGGTGAAAGCCTCGCTTTCGTGCTCGACAAGGTGCTCGACGACACGCTCGGCGATGGCCGCGCGGGCAAGAGCTTCCACTCTTTCCGGCACTACGTAACGGACGAGCTCCGACGCGCTGGCGTGCAGAAAGAGGTCCGGCTCGACATCCTGGGACACGCCGGGGCCGACCTTGAGGACGAGGTCTACGGCAGCTCTAGCACCATCCCCGCGATGCAGGCCGCAATCAACCTCCTCCCCTCAGTCCTCCCCGCCCCCATCCTGCGCCCGTGATTTTCTCAAACGAAATCAATGGCCCGACACCCAATTAGATTCGCGCGGATTTCCCGCGCTCAAGTTTTTAACCCTGGTCTATGTGCGAAACACATAGATTCTCGCGAGAAGGAGGCTTTCAAGGTGCGGCACGGAGATGGTATGATGCTGACATGACGCATCACGCTCTCACGCCCGCATCGCTGCGCGGCCCGGTCCCGGGCCGTCGATCATGCGTATCAACCCGGAGCGATGCATGCCCACGAAAATCCCCCGCCGCCTTGTCGTCGATCGCGTCACGCGGCTCACGACGCTGAGCACCGAGCAGGCCGCTCAGCACGTCTATGACCGCATCGCGGCTCGCCGCGTCGAGCCTTCCGGCGCGATGTCGGATGACGATTTCCGAACCCTCTTTCTTGAGGTTCATCTCGTCACGAAAGAGCGGATCGCGCGACTTATCACGCGCCTGAAATCGCGCCGTCCCGCGCATCAGTTCCCGCCGAAAATTTCCGCCGTAGAGACGAAATCCGTCGCGCGTCTCTCGCGCTACGGGCACCTGATCGATCTCTCGCACGACGAGATCGACATCGCGATCTCGGGGATTCACGAGCGTGCGCCCTGGATGCGGGGCGCCTCGGTCGCGGCGATGCAGGGGGCCCGCGCGACCGCCGGGGCTGGCACGAGGCTGCCGCCGATGCTGCTCGTCGGCCCCCCGGGGACCGGAAAAACGACGTGGGCGACGGGGCTGGCGGCGGCTCTCGGGCTGCCGTCGATCGTGATCTCAGCGACGACGCGCGGGCTGTTCGCACTATCGGGAGTTGAGTCCGGGTGGACCACGGCGCGGTCTGGCGATCTGATCTCGCACATGCTGACGACGGGCGTCGGCAACCCCGTCGTCGTGATCGACGAGATCGACAAGGCCGCCGGCGGCGCGCGGACGACGGCCGGCCAGGCGATGCCAGGGATCGCTGACGCGCTGCTGGAGATGATAGAGTCGGCCACCGCTTCCGCGTGGTCGTGCCCGTATCTGGGCGCGCGTTTCGACATCAGTAATGCGAGCTGGATCATGACCGCGAACGACTTGTCGCGCGTTCCGAAGCCGCTTCTTGATCGCGTTCGCGTCATCGAGATTGGCCCGCCGACCCGCTCTGAAGCGGCGGAAATCGCCCGCCGTCGGGCAGCCGAAAAGCTGGGGGATGAGGTTGCTGATGATGTCGCCGCGGCGGTCTATGCGGCGCACAGAGAAGGGTCTTTCTCGCTCCGCAGCATCGACAAGCTGATCGTCGCAGCATCCGGCCTGGCCCGCCCCGCGTTGCATTAGTCGGAAAAGAAGGCCCCGCTTTCGCGGGGCCTTCTTCTTATCTGCGACCGTTTATCGCGGCAGCACAGCATCGATATGCGGCCGGATCAGGGCATCAAGCTTGCCGCTGTCGAGGCCGAACCGCTTCACCGCTGCCGGGTTCATCTTCTCGATATAGCGAGCCGCGCCGTCCGTGATCTCGTCGCGGACGAGATTTACCCCCAGCTCAGCAACTGGCTCTTTCGCGTAGGGGGCTACTGCCGCCCTGACATACCGCTCGATCGCTGCGTGCAGCGCGGCGCTCATCGCCGCGTCGATCTCGACCCCGGTCTTCGCTTTCAGTAGCGAAACCGCGCTGCGGATCGCCAGCGCGACAAGCGCCAGAAGCGCCGGCAGGAAAACCGTCAGAATGAATTCGTTCATGAACGCGCTCATCATTTCTTCTCCTCTTTGATGATCTCGACCCAGCTTTTCGGACCGCAGATCGCGTCCGGCGTCAGCCCCCTGGCGCTCTGCCAGTCGCGGAGCGCGGCCGCCGTCGCGGGCCCGAAAATACCGTCATCCTTGACGCCTACGGCGCGCTGCATGCGCCGCACGTCATCGCCGCGCGCGCCCTGTCGAAGCGCCGCCGGGGTCTTTGTGGCCGGCTCAACCGGCGCATTTTTTCCGAGTTCGGCAAGGACGCGCGCCCGGATTTTGTCGCCGACTTCGACAGGGTCACCCACGGCAGACATGCCCGGCAGCCACGCGATGTCCCATTTCCCGCGCTGTGCGATGCCGAGCGTCGGCTGGACCTCGGCGTGGGAAAGGACCGTTTGCCGCGTCACCGCGATGTCGTGCTGTCGGCAGAGCCGTGCGAGAAGCGACACGAGCGCGTCAATCTGCTTGCCGTTGATCGGCCAGGGGCCGGGCGCGAACGGCCTTTCCGCGCTCTGAGCCATGCCCGCAACGGCAACGCCGATGCTGCCGCTGTTCAGGCTGAGCGTGTGCGCCGCATACGATTTCAGCGGCGGCACGTTGTCTGACGGCGCGTGATCCCCTTCAACGACGATGCCGTCCCCGGAAATGACATAGTGATAGTGTGCACGATCGAGCGCGGACACGGACGACGTGCCGGCGGTCCAATGCATGACGATTCGTTTAAGCGCGCCCATCGGGGCCTCCAGCGTCAGTTTCGATAGCTGGATGATGCCAAGGGCGCCCTTTTCCCCGGTCGCGACTGCCGAAAACGGGCGTCTGCTCTTCCGGTTTTCACAAAAACCGGAAACGACCGGAAGGCCCCTTTTCCTTACCCCGTAAGGAAAAACCATGGCCGTAGGTCCTGATTTTGTCAGTCTTTACAGGTGCCTGAGGTGCGAGACGCGCGCGGTTCGTCGATGATCTGAGATACAAAGAAATCCCAACGAGGCCACCCCGTGTTCCACTCCCCCGATCTCCATGCGCCGCTGCCAGTGGCCCAGACGCGTCCGGGCAGCTTTGACGAGCTGCACTACGACGACCATCAAATTTACGCCGCGGGACGACTTTTCCGCGCGGTGATCGATCAGATATCCGTTGATATTCACGACCTGAGGACACGGATTTCGGGCGCATCGAAGGCCCGTGACATCTCACCCGAAGCGATCGGCTACGGTCGCGGTGTCGAAGAGCACGTTGATCTTATAGTGTCCGTCTGCGCGACAGCGTCGCTGATCGGGTATCGCCACGACGCCAGGGTCAGGCTTCTTTTCGGCATCGACGAAAAAGACGCAAGGTGCGTGCGGCTCGCAAAAAAGATCACTGCCGATCTGGACGCGCTGCGCGACATCCTCCTGCCACTCGCCAGCAGCGTCCCCGCTTACTACCGGAGCCGCCGCTACAGCGCGGATTACGCACGCGCGCTCTCCGCGCTTTTCATCGCGCTGGACGCGATCCCGACTGACGACACGTATCTGCGCCGCTCGATCATGGCTTTTGCCCCGATCAGCCAGCGCAGCAACGACCCTGTCGGCGACGCGCAAATGTGGGCCGAAGAGGCCGACGCGGCCGCTGATGAAATCAACTGAAAAAAAACGACAAAAAAGACCGGAGCAGAGACATGGCCGACGAAAACTGGATGGAAGACATGTTGGAAGTCGACGCGCCGCGCGCGGTCAACGTGATCGACTTCCGCCGCCCCGCTGACGATCTGATCGAAGACGACGCTTTCGAAGACCACAGCCACCTTTTCACGAAGCTGGCGATCGGCGGCTCTGACGGGAAACAGGTTCTCGGCAACGCATACAACGTCGGGCTCATTCTCGAAGCTGATTATCGCGTCCGCGATCTCGTCGCGTATGATGAATTTCGTGAAAGGCCCGTTATTCTCCGGGATATCGACACGGGCGTTTCGTGCGTGCCGACGGTCAGGGTGAAAGCCGGCGGGGAGCCGCTGGCATCGCACCATCTCGACGCATTGATGGCTTTCATGCAGGCCCCGTCCGACCGGCGCGGACACAGCGGAGGGCACGGGTGCGGCGTCACGAAGGCCGCGCTTGAAACCGGCGTATCGAACGCCGCGCGTCGCAACGCCTTTGACCCCGTCAAAGACATGATCGAGTCGGCCGTTTGGGACGGCGTTTCGCGGATAGGCGGCTGGCTCTCCAGATATCTCGGATGCCCCCGCGACATCTACCACGAAGAGGTCGGGACGAAATGGCTTGTCGGGGCGGTCGCCAGAGTCTATGAGCCCGGCGCGAAATTTGACTACATACTGACGATCGGCGGGGCACAGGGCGCGCGCAAGTCCACGATGCTGGAAATCCTCGGCGGCGAGTTTTTCACCGCCCTGGCCGCCGGGGCAATGAAAGACGAAAAAAGGCTGATCGAGGCAACACAAGGATCATGGATCGTCGAGATCGCGGAGATGGCGGCGATGCAAGGCGCGTCGCAGTCTAGCGTCAAAAACATCGTCTCGACGACTGTCGACCGGGCGCGGCTCGCATATGACAAGCTCGCGAGCGATCACCGCCGCCGCTTCGTTTTCGCGGCAACGACGAACGAGACCGCAATTCTGGACGACCCCACGGGCGGCCGCAGATACTGGATCGTCGACTGTAAAGTGCCGCTGATCGACACCGAAGCGCTTGAAACGGAGGTGCCGCAAATGTGGGCCGAGGCGCTGCACGTCTACAGGACGATGCGCGCTGAAAAGCCGGCCGGTCACCTGCCGCTCTTCCTGTCACCGCAAGCGTCGGCTATCGCGGAAGCGAAGCAAGCTGCGGCGCGCGCGCATGACGATATCGACGCGATCGCGGACGAAATCCGCCGCGTGATGGAGACGCCGCGGCTAGACGGCGAAGAGAACGCGTTTGGTGCGTCGTATTACGCCGAATATGCGCCAAAGGAGATATTCGCAGAAGTCACCGGCAAGCCCGCGGCGGAATACACGTCCGGCAAAGTCGCCCGCGACTTCCTGAAAGCTTGCCGCCGCGTCGAATACCTCGCGACGCCGGGCGAGCGGAAATACATCAAGCGGCTGAAAGAAAAAGCGAAACCCGTCGTCGTGATCCGTGAGAAATTCCTCCCGCATTTCGCCGCGCGTCTCTCAGAAATCGAGAACGTCGATATCTCAAAATATGACGCGAACGGCGAAGAGGTGCGGGCTGGTGCGGGTGAGCGGGAGGAAAAAATGTCCGGGCGGGGCGGGTCAGATATTGTCGACGGCATCCTCGAACTCTGATCGGGCCCTTCTGACCCGAAGATTCTTTCTCGCACGCCCGTTATCCAACCCGAAAAAGGCCCGCCGGAGGCGGGCCTTTATTATTGCTTGCGGACGCTGGACGCCGGCAGCGTCCTTCGGTCGCCGGCCGAGACCTCGCCCGCGGCTGACAGCCGCATAAAATCCGCAGCGCCAGTCAGGCCTGATTTCACGACGCTTTTCTGGATCGATCGCGCAGCGATCCGCTCTGGCAGCGGCGCAGAGCCGAATCTCACCTGGACGCTTTGAAGCGTCCGCCCCGGCCGTTGCATCGCCGCGACGATTTGCGGATAGAGCTGATCGGTAAGCCCGTGATCAAAAAGGGCCTTGATCTCGTTTTGCACAGAGACGGTCACGCCGCTGATAGTATACCCCTTCGACCCGCCGATGAAGCCTGGCGCGTTTCCCCAGCTCGTCTCAAGATTCACAAGCGCGCCGCGCGCTTCGTCCGGCAGCTCGATGATCGCCGTTTCTCGCGCAGAAATCGCCGAAACCATGCGCTTCACGGTCGGCTGATAGCCGTCATAAACGACTTCGCCCTCCCCCTGTGTGCCGAGCAGTTCTCTTACGGGGGACGAAAAAAGGGCCCCCGGCATCATGCGGCCCCCGTATGTGTCACCGATCCCAATGCGCGTGATCGAAAGGGACGCGCGCGTGTAGTTCGTCAGTGCTGTGATCGAGACTTGAGATTTCAGTTTTCGCATGATGCTGGTCGTGACGCTGTCAACATCTACGTCGCCAGCTTTCGCGCCAGCCACGACGCTGCGCGATGTCATCAGCCCGCCCCGCATAGATGCGGTCATCGCAGTCTGAAGCATGAAGGACATTTCGCCGTGCGCGGCGATCGGGTTATAGTCGAAAGACATTTTCTCGCCGAGCCCCGGCGTGCCGTCGGCCACGCCGGGGATATCGGCCGGCGTGCGAGCTACGCTTGTCGCCGTGTCCTTGACTTGACCGGCGCGCGGCCGGGCCAGACGCTTCATGATTTCTTCGGATATCATAGCGTTCTCGTCGCAATAAGACGCCAGACATCATCGAATATGGCGATAAGATGCAGCGTCGCGACATCGCCCTCAGTCAAGATTCTCGGATCGGAGCCGAGCGTCAACGTCATCGTCTCTGCCGGACCGCTACTGTATGTCGCTGTCACGGTGATCGGTATATTGTGCTGAATCGGGCCAGCCCACGAGACATCAACGCTCGCGAAAATCGGCGCTCCAAGCAGCACGTCGAGCGCGGCTTGCGTCATGACTTCCGCGACAAGCTCAATCGCGTATGCGCCCTGATAGTCCATCATCGTTTTCAGCCTGTTGCCGCCGCTAGCCAGGCAAGTCGCGCTCATCTGCAATTCGGACTCTTCCACGCCGAGCCTTTCCGCGATGTCGCGCCGCGCGAGATCGCCGACGCTGGTCGGCTCAGGAAGCGTGATGCCGGTAAACGACGATCCGAGCGTTGCTGTCGGGTAGATCGACACGTCCCACGTTGACGGGTATCTCGCGTGCAGACCTACGCCGCCGAGCAAAATCTCCGGCGCAGTCACGCCAGGTGAAACGCTGATGCTGCGCGGCATCGACGTTTTTAGCCGCGCCGCTGATCCGGTTGCTGTCGATGAATCTGGCGGAGCGGTCCATCCGAGCCCGACGGGCGCGCGGCCTGTGCGCTTGTCTTGCCACGCGCGCGACTTCGCGGACCAGTCTTTTTGAATCGCCGTCACCGCCCCCTCAGCGGCGGCGCGTTCCTTTGCCGCCTCTTTGTTTTTATATAGAAAATCGATGAGTTGGTCGGTTTCTTCAGACAAAGGTAATACCTCCGGCGATCACGACGTTGATACTACCGATCTGCACTTTGTCGATCGCGTCTTCCGAGATTTGCCGCTCTTTCCACGACACGTTTATGCGTGGCGGCTTGACGTAGTCCTCAAGATTCCCCGTAAGGACAAACGCGCTGTTCAGCGCCGAGGCGGACGACATACTGACCTCTGCGGCGTTCGCTGAGTTGATCTGGCTGAACATCGCTTCATTGTCCGACGCTACGTCGCTAACGGTGACGCTTTGCACGAAAAAGTCGCCGTCGCCGGCTTCTAGCGCGCTGAAAATCCCCGGCTTCGTGGGTTGATATCCGGCCGGTGCGCCGAGCGTTCCCCGGACCTCAATAACCCCGCCGGTCAGTCCGATCCCGAGCGTAAATCGGTCGCCGGAGGTCACAGGCGCGGCCGAGACGATGGGGCAAAGCAGCGTAATCGTCGCGCTATCCGATTGACTGAGGACGATATTCACGCCGGTCACCCAGCCCGTCGCGGCGCCGCCAGGGAGGCGAACGTCATTGACGCGGCAGCGGTCGCGCGTGTCGAGCGCGATCGCGACGGCGGCGGGCACGTCGACTTGCATCTCGACGCAGTAGATATGATCGAGCGCGCGGCGCGTCGCTATCTCGATCAGACCGTTCACCGCGTCGCTCGTCAGTGAAGAAATATTAGAGCTGCCGGCGGCAAGCCACGCGCTCGAATTTCCGCAGCGCATTTTGATTGTGCGCGACCCCCCGCCGGGCTTCCTCTGGATGAAGGTTTGGTCAAAATAATTGACGCCGGTCATGTCCGCGACTGCGAACTCGTCACTTGCGTCTGATCTGGCGCCGGGGACGGTGCCGATATTCGTGTTCACGGAAATCTGCGCCGTTTCATCGCGCTGAACGCGCGATGTAACCGCTGCGCGGAAATCGGCGCCGGTCACCGACCTTTTCTGTGCAGTCGATGTCGCGGCGGGCACATACGCGCACGTTGTCGGATCGGTAAAAGGCGGACGGATCGTCACCGTAGCCGACCCCGCAGAGGTATCCGTCCCCGTATTTAAGCCGAGCGGCACATGATCCGCGTCCCCGCCGTCGACGGCGCGCTCAAGAACGCCGTAATACTGGAAATTCGGGACGCTGGCGGCCACTTGTGCTGTGTAGCTCTGGACGTGACGCGCCCGCGCATCGAGGCGAAACGCCGTCGCGGGATCGTTCGTCATGATGACGCGCAAGCCCAAAATGTTGCTCGCGCCGACTGCCGACCCTTCGCCGTAAAGTTGAACGACCGCGCGCGACGACAGCCCGCCGAACGGGAAAGCCAGGACCCCGCCGCCGATCGGGGCGACATAGAGCGACTGGAGACAGATATCGAGCAGCGCCTCGTCGTCGTCCGGCGCCAAATGCTTCCCAAGTCGCGCCCGCGCGGGGGTCAGCGCGGTTGCGATTTTCGTCGAGTGATCCGCAGCGCGGCAGGCGGCTTGGACTGTGACTACAGCGCCGGCCATGGCGATCGGGATACCGACAATTTCTCCAACGGCGATGACGCCGTCATGTGACGATCTGATCGCGATATACCGAAAACCGGAGGACCAGAAAGTGGCCCCCGGCCAAACGATCGTCACGTCTATCATGTCATACGTGTCGCGCCGGCGGCTGATCGCGATCTGCATCGCAGTCAGCTCTGTGCCGCCCGACGCGACGCTTGTCGCGCCGTTGCTCGAAAAAATCGCGGATATGGTCGTGCCGGCTTGCATCAGACTTCTTCCAGTTCGAGATTCCAGGCCACGTCTTTCGTCCTATCATCAGCATCAATAGACCAGTTCACGACGCGACACGCGAGAACGAGCCGGCCGCGCGCGGCGTGGACGCCGGTATACGCAAGATACGACGAGCTGACAGACGCGCGCATCGCGGAGACGCGCGATGCGCTGAAGACCTCAGTCATCGTTGATTCATAGTTTGTCGGCTGGGTCGGTATGATCTTCGATCCGTCGATGCGGAAAAATTCCACGTTCACAACGGCGCGCGGGAAAATCGCGCGGCTCAGAGTCGTGTTGAGATACGCGTAGACAGGATCGGGGAGCGATATCTCGACATACTGCCCAGCGACCAGATTTGACAGAGCCGGTGCGTTGATGCCGCGGCCAGAGATAGAAACCGCGTATCTGTCGAAAGCGGAGCGCGAGAGACGGATCAGCTCGCCGTTCACCGTTCGCGCGAGCTCGCCCGCTTGGTCGACCTGGCGGAGCGTCACGGAGATATCGTCATCAGCGCGCAGCGGCAGTGGTATGCCGCTGATTCTCATCTTCGTGAAGACTTGGTTCGACATTACCCGCCCCGGTTCATCCTTGCGGCAGCGCGCTGAAGCATTTCGAGCTGATCTGACGATCCGCTGAACGTGCCCGCCGCCTGCCCGTTGATCTGCAAATTAACGGTTTGCGCAGGTCCTCTGGTCGCGGATGCGGCCTCGGCGGCGGTCGCTACGGATCCGGGCCCGGCGGGGAGCGACGCGCTGACGCGATCCGTCACGCGCCGGACCATCGCGTCGATGTCCTGGTCAAGAATTTGCGGATCGAGCGTGATTGGCGCGGTCAGCTCGCCGAGACTCGCAACGTCGATCTGAGCCGGAAACTCAGAAAGTTGCTCAGTGACGCGCGCGTTGATTTCCGCGCCGGTGACGATCACGCCAGCGCCAAAATCAACCTCGATGTCGTCGCTGATCTGCACGCCGGCCGCGCGGACGCCTTCGGCCGCTTTGTCGATGATCTCGTCACGCGATAGGCCATTGATTTTCGCCTGAAACTCAAGTTCCCGCTCGCCCGCGTTCTCATAGCCGGGTATCACGCCAAGGGCTTTATCGAGCCAAGAACCCCCGGTTTTTTTGTCGATTTCCGCTTGCATCGCCAGCGCCATTGCGGCGGCGGCCTCCTCGCCGCGCTCTTTCGCGACGACAGGGAGGCTGTCGAAAATGTCGAGCACGCTGCGCGCGGCGCGGCTTTCTTCGTTCCCGAGATATGCGGCGCCTACGGCGGCGCCGCCGATCGCGACGAGGGGCGCGGCGGCGGACCCGGCCGCTGCCAGCGCGCCGGTCAGGCCAGTGACTTTTCCGATCAGCAGACCGACATTCGTCACGACGGATAGTAGCGTGCCGCTGAAAGCGACGAGCGCAAGCGTGATGCCGAGCTGCGCGCCGCGGTCATCGACGCCGAGCGCGTCAAAAAGCCCGCTGATCATATCTGCGAAGCCGGAGACGGCCGGCGCCACGTCGTCCATGATAAACGCTGCAAACGCTTGGATATCACCAGCGAAAGCGCGCGCGCCCTCGGCCGCTTTCTTCAGCGCACTGACGGTATTGTCGATCCACTCGACGGATTGACCCTGGCCCAGATACGCGGTCAGCTCTTCCAGCCGATCAAGTAGCCAGTCGACGGCTGTCAAAATCGCGTCAAGCCCGGTTTTCAGCGGTCCGCTTGCCAAGTCGCCGCCGACGCCGGACAAATCCCTGCTCGCCGCAGATGCAAATTCCATCAAACGGCCGTAAAGCTGTTGCGAAAAATCGCCGACGGTGCGGCCAAATTCCGTGACTTTGTCGCGGTTCGCGACGAGGAAATCCGTCAGGTCGTCGTTTCCATCAGCGATACTGTCGCCCATTCCCGCCAGAAGCGCCCGGGCCGTCCCCTGAAATGCAACGCCCAGCCTTCCCTGGCTCGCCGCGACAGCATCCGCGGCGGCGACAACTTCGGGGGTGATGCCGGCGAGACGACGCATCTCGTCTTGCAACTCGCGCAGCTCGCGAACAGGAACGTCGCGAAGCGCCGAAAATTGGGTCACACCGCCGGTGCCGACGATGTCAATGAGAGACTGAGACCAGTCGCCAGCGCTCGCTTTTTTCGCGCGCTCGATCATGGTCAACAGCGCTTCGATATTCGAGACCGGCTTTCCGGTGCGCTTATCGATCAGCTCGTCCATCGAAATGCCGAGGCGCGAGAAGACAAGCTGAGCGTCTTCTGAGCCGGCAGCGGCTTCACGGACCTTCTCGCCGATATCGGTCAGCATTTCGCTGACATCCTTTGCCTCGGCTTCAAAAGATTTCGACGCAATCGCTTGGGTCCAGGAGTCCGCGAGCGCGGCGCCGTCCGGGCCGCTCATCTCCATTGCGGCAGCGATCCCCTGAAGATTTCTGATGTCAGACGCGGCTTCTGTTGAAATCTGACGCAGCTCAGACAACGCCGATTTCAGCCCGCTGACGGCCCCTTGAGCCGCAGAAAACGCGCCGCCGATCAGCATGCCGCCGGCCGAAATGCCCGTAAAAACGCTGGTGGCGAGCGACGACGTAGTGCCCAGGACCGAGTTCAGGCCGACCGCGGCGCCGCGCATCGACAGAAAACCGCGCGAGCCGTTTTTACCCGACTTGTCCAGCGCGTCGCCGGTTTTCTCGCCGGCCCGCTCGACGCTGCGCAGCGCCGCGACAATCGCCTGCTCGCCCTCGGCGCTCAACCTGATCTTGATTTCGCGTTCGCCAGCCATGCCTTAGACCTCGTCGGGTATCTGATGGAAAAAATTCTCAGGGTCGGACACGTCCTGGCCGGCCGACTGATCGACGACCTGCGGCCGCTGCGGGGCTGAAGCCTTCGGCTCCAACTCCTTCATCGACTTGGACCAACCTTTTTTGTCGGCCTGTGCGATTCTGGATGCGACGGCGTTCGACTTGATCGTTTCCCGCTCGACCTCGCTTTCAAGAATCGACACCGCGACGAGCTGGCGCACCGTCATTTTGCGGACCTCGTCGAGCCGGTATCCCGCACGCACCGCGCGATGCGCGGCGCGCGCCAGGTTCTCGCCGAGTGTCAGCTTCCGCTGAGTTTTCTCAGCAGCCGCGCCAGGATTTCGACGAAAGGGCCGGGGCCGTCAGGCATGGTCCTTTCGATGATCGCCTCGATGACAAGCGCCTGGTCGGGCGCGCTTAGCCGCCGCGCCGCGTCCTGGCCTGATTTCCCGGGCATGCCGCACGCCAGCGCGATGATCTCCGGCACCGCAGCGGGGGCGGCAGCGATCAGCGCCGGGGCCGAGATTTTCAGCCCCTCACCGACCTGAAGGACGGGGTAGCGCGTGACGAAATCCAGCACTTCGCCGACACCGAGACCTCGCACGGCGATCCTGCCGCGCGAGATTTCGACGTATTCGTCACCGCCGAGAAGGTCCTGTAGCGTGACGATATCGGTCATCAGGCGTCAACCTCGGTCACGATGCCGATCGCGTAGCCATCTTCCTGCCCGGCAATCGGATAGCACGACGCTTCGAGCTGCACCGTCAGCAGGCCGTCGGAAATCAGACTGAGCCCGCCGGCAGGCTTGAGCTGAACGTCGTGCAGGCGCACGATTTTCCGCTTGCCCTGCGCCGCGACGCCGCGGAAAATAAGCATTCCGCGCGGCATGACGCCGGAGGCGATGCCGATTTTGATCTTGTCGCTGACAGCGGGGATGGAATACGTGACGGTCAGGCCGACAACGGCCTCGATCTGACCGGAAGCCGCGTCGATCAGATAGTCGACACCAGGCGTGGCATCGCCGCCGCCGGCGGTCAGCACGGCGTCCGTGATCTGAACATCGTAGCCGCCAAGGAACGCGATTTCGCCAGCCGCCAGGGTTTTCGTCAGCCCGGCCTGCGCGGCCTGCGTGAAAGCGGACCGCTTTCCCATCAGCGCAGAGGCAACCGCGGTTTCCGTGAGCTGCGCGAGCGTCATGGAGAGCTTGCAGTCGATCTCGCTTACCGGCGTAACCGCTGCGGTCTTCAGGTCGTATTCGTTCGAGTAGCGCGTGTCGCCCTCGGTCAGCTCGACAGAGAGGGTCATATCGTCCATATCGCCGAGACGAACGCCAGGGCCGAAGCTCGTGGGATCGTCGGGATTCTCGAAGACGTAGTAATGCGCGACACCCTTCCCGTCGGTATAGAAAGAGTTGGGCAGGGCCCGGAGGATTGTGCTTGCCATCGGATTTTTCCCTTTCGCTGGCGGTAGTTTCAGTTTTCCATCGTGTCGGTCATGACGGTCTCGTAGAGCATCGACACCTGCACGATTGTCTCCTCCCCAGCCGCTTGCGACGTGTCCGTCGCGATCAGGTCAAGGCCAGGATCGAACGGCGCGTTCATCGCAATCTCGATCGTGCGCGACACGTCGTCCGCTTGCTCAAAAGCGTCGGGCCCGTCACCGGGGAACGCAGAAACGACGACCACCGCCGTCTGCATCCGCCTGCGGATCGGGGTATTTCCTCGGCTTCCGGCGCCCGCGACGCGCTCAATGCTTTCGCCCGCAGAGTAGATCAGCACGCTCACGGGGTTTTTCTCGACGTCCGAAACCTGGGAATCGAGCACCGGGATTTCGTCAGGCAGCGCCGCGCGGAGAAGCGCGACGATTTCCGAACGAAGCTGCTGGCGCGGATGCATGAAAAACCCTTCCTGTTTCCTCAATTCTAAGCCGCCGAAAGTGGATGCGGTCGCGGTTCGGGTCGGACCGGGCGTGCGAGAAGAAAAATGGCGGGCTGGACGGGTTAGAGGCGGGGGTAACCGGAGCCGGTAAGGGGTTTTCGGGGTCGGATACGGGCGTGCGAGAAGAAAAATGGCGGGTCGGGCCGGGTTTGAGGGGACGGAGACAACCCGTAAGGTTCAGAAATACGGGCCCTCAGAACGCGTGAAATAAGCCCGGCCGCCCCGTAACACATTCCAGCGCTTCTCAGAGCCGCTATCCGACCCGCCCCGACCCGAAGTTTTTCTTCCCGCCCGCCCGTTCAGACCCGCCCGGCCGGGGGACGGCTATATTTCCCGTCGTATCCCGCAGTCGGCTTCAGCACCGGCCACGCCCGCAGAAACATCGTCTCGTCATCCTCAGGGTCCTGCACGACATAAGCCCGCCCGCCGATCTCGAACGACGCGCCGACGATCTCTTTTTCCATGCCGTGATCGGAAACACCGGACGCGATCAGCGCTGATCGCTGGATCGACAGCGCGGGGGCTTTCGTCACGATCTCCGCGCCGCTGTCGTCGATCGTGACGCGCTCTGATCGCGGCCGGAAAACTGAGTGTATGGTCAGAACGCGGCCGTCTTTGAGGGTGAAGGTGATGGGCTGCCCCATCACCATCGCCGTCGCGAAAGCGCCCGCACGGGCGGCGTTCATGAACAGAGGGTTCACGGCGTGACGCTCCTGGCGCGGAAGACCGATCCGGCGGCGATCATGTCTTTTGACACGGTAACCGCTTTGATCGCGGAAGTATATCCGGGCTGGATCACTTCGTTTGCGACGGTCACGACCGACGCGCCGTTGACAAGCTCAAGCTGCGCGCGGGTTGCGACGCTGCCGCCGACCGCCGCGACACGCGCATAAGCGACGCCGCCGACAATATCCGCGCCGACCGCGGGGTCGGCGATCTGATAGATTACCTCGCCGCTGACGGTTTCGTAGGTGAGATCACTCGCCGGTCCGACCGCGAGATCGGGATCATCCGCAGCGAGATACGTGATATCGATCGGGCCGAGCGGCCAGGGCGTGACCGCGTCGTTGTCATAGATCACAACGTCGGAAATCCAGAACGAATACGTCGGGGAGACGTTTGCCTTCGAACCAAGCATTACCAGGCCGAATCCGCCAGTCTGTTCGAGCCCCGCCGCGGGCGTGACGCGCGTCGGATTGAACGCAACGACCATTTGCTGACCGTTAATCCTGATAATCGCCTCGCCGCTCGTCGAACTCAGGATTTTCGCTTGCATCTCGACAGTGTAAGACTGAGCAGCAACGAGCGTCGGGAAAACGCCGAGCACAGCCTTATTGACAGTGGGGACGCCCGATGTTGCGTTCACTGCCGTAATGATCGAGTGATAGACTGTCGGGACGAGACTGTCGATCTCGATACTGATGCCAGCGACGAATCCCGCCGCGGGGATAGTGGCCGGCGTCACGTTGAAACCCTCGTAGGAGAGAGGTGAAACGCCTGCACAGAGCAGTCCGTTGTGCGTAGCCGCACCGTCCGCCCCGATCTTCACATCAAACGAAAAGGTGAAGTCCGTGACGTTTCCTCCCGGCCTTTTAAGTTTCATGGCGCCATGATGGTAGATGGAGCTGCTGGTGCCGCCGCTTGGCTGGACGGCGTATTTTCCGAAGGGGCCGCCCGTCGAGGCTATCGTGAGAGTGCTCTTCGACGGATCAGTGACGAGCTTGGCCCTGATTTCGGTAGCATCGACGTATTGCCGAAAGCCGTCTGCGATTTGAATTCCCATTATACTGCCCTTTTTACGACGATTGCGAGCGACGCCGCGCTCAGTTTCTGACTGACGATGCGCTGACCACGAGATGCGGAAGCAAGCGCTGTCCCGGACATTTTCATCTGAGATGACCTGGCAAATCGCTCGGCTGATGCGAGCGATGCCGCGGAGAGTTTCTGGCCCGTCACGCGGCCGCTTCGCATGGCGGCAGCGACGCCGGCGGCCGACATCGCGAAAGGATCGCCGTTCGGGTCTCCGCGCACGATCCGCGCAACGACGGCGAGCGCCGCCGCCGACAATTTCCCTGTCGATGATCTCGGTGATCTGAACGTCGAAGCCACCGCGGCCGCGGAAAGCGCGAATGTCTCTTTCGGCGCCGGCGGCGGCTGATCAGCCGACCCCTGCGGCAGGCCGGGGTTCATCAGAACGGACAGCCCGACGAGCATTTCGCGTTACTCCGTTTTCAGCGGAACAACGAAGAGTTCGCCGTCCGCGTCAACCGCGGCGGACCTGATCGTGTCGTTCAGCCCGAAAATCAGGTGCTGCGGCAGGCCCGGCGCAAGATACGTCGAGCCAGGCGCGGCGCCGGCGGGGCCGGTCGCGCTGATATATGCCGGTTGCGTCGAGACGATCTGATAAACGCCAGGGCGCGGGATGATCACCGTGCCGCCGAGCGCCGAGTGCTGGCCGTTCATGAAGTCCAAGCCGACGGCGGGGACGGCTTCGCCGGTGCGGGAAACGGCGGTGAGAATTTTCTGCATTTCCTGAGCCTTCGGCTGAATTTGTGGGGTGTTTTGTGCGGGCGGCGTGGAGGCGGCGCCGCCCGCTCAGCGCCGTCAGGTGTTGATCTTGACGTTGACCGTGGCGGTCACGCCGTCGGAAGTGCCGGCGCTGTAGGCGACGCCCGCGCGGACGGTGTCGGTCGCGTCGGTCGTGAGCGATCCGGCGTCCAGGTAAATCACGTCGCCGAGCTCAACGTCGGTCGCGGTCAGAACGTCGACTTGAAAGACCCCTTCGGTGACGATCGCGACCAGGTCGCCTTCGGCAGCGTCGGCCTGAGCGAAGCCGACCAGAGCGCCTTCGGCGACGAGCTCGCCGGAAACGATGTCGCGGGTCGCCGTGATGGTGGCGGTCGAGCCGGAATTGACGAAAATCTTCATGGCGGTGTCCTTTACGTTGCCAAGAATTTGTGGGGGTTTGGCGCCCCGTTAGGGGGCGCCATCATTCCGATCAGGCGGCGCCGTTCGATTTCACGAAGCCACGGAAACCGGTCGGATGGGCGCCGGCGAAAGTGCGCGCGCGCCACGAGAAGCCGTCGTTCGACGAGTCAAAGGCCTCTTCGACTTGGACGCCTTCGTAGCCGCGCAATTCCGCGAGCTCGATCGCGTCGCCAACGTTCGGGTCAGCGGAGACGATCCACGACTTGTCCTCGATCAGCGGATCGACGATCAGGGCGAGATTCGCACTGAACGGATTGACCTCGCCGGTAACGGCGGCGGTGATCGGCGAGATCAGGCGCTGCGCGTCAGTCTCCAGTTCCGGACCGACGATCAGGAATTTGGGGACGAGCCCCATCTGTTCGCCGTCGAGGCCCTTCTGTTTCCGCAGGGCCGCCCGCGCTTGCGAAAGACCGGCGACATCGAGCGCGACCGATCCGATGAGGTTTCCGCGCTGCGTGCGGAAAAGCGGCTGACCGTCAGCCATCCTCGCGCTGAAAGCGTCATGAACGGCGCGATTGCGCAGAGCGACGGCGCGGCTCGCGACGCCGCGAATGGCGACATCGAGCAGACGCAGATCGTCGTTGATCAGCGCCTCGAAGCTGACGCGCAGGATTCTGCCGTATTTCTTGATCGAGAAGCTTCCGCCCTCGGCGACGACGGTTCCCGCTTCGTATTCCGCGCCTTCCGGCGTCTCCTTCAGCTCGGGGAATCCGCCGATCGAGTAGGTATCGACGGGGCGGAAATCGCCGACCGTGGTTTCGCGGACGACCGGGGCCAGGGGCATGTCGAGATTCTGGTAAATCTCGCGGACCCTGCGGTCGATCGCGCCGCCGACGGCGCCGGTAAACGAAAAGTCGCTGCTGGCGTGCATCCCGGTGCGTTTCATGATCTCGCGCACGGCGTCGCGATTGCTCAGGCGCGCGGCGGAGCGGCCCATCGATTCGCGGGCGATCTCGGCCAGGCTCATGCCCGCGAAATCGCCGGCGTCCTGGGCGCGGCGGCCGGAAATCAGGGCCAGCACGGCGTTCTGCGCGGCGGCCGAACGCTTCTCGCGCTCGTCGACGGTGACCCTGGCGTTCACGCCGCCGGGGGAATTTTCGACCTTGCTGCGCTTGATCATCGCGCGGAACTCCTCGGTAGATGCGCCTTCGGAGATGGCGCGGGTGACGGTGACGGGATCGACGCGATGACGCGTCGCGATCTCGAAGATTTCGGCGGCGCGGGTGCGCTCGCCTTCGACATCGGCCTCGACATCGGCGTCGTCTTCGCCGTCCTCGACTTCGGAGACGGCGATCTCCTCGATCTCGGCCGCAATATCTTCGACTTCAGCGACGATTTCCGCGACATCCGCGTCATTGGCGTCCTTCGCTTCGTCGATCTTCGCTTCCAGCTCGTCGATTTTCGCGTCGAGCTCTTCAGTCGAGCGACCGACGATCAGCGCTTTCAGCGCAGCCATCCTGGTCCTGGCTTTCGCCATGCGTTTGCTCATCGTGATCTTCCTCTTCGGCTGAGCGGGGTGAGTGGGGAGCGCGCGGGTCTGCGCGCCGATGTCGGCGGGAATCGGGGTCAGGGATATCTCGATCGGCATCCAGCGGCGGACGGTGATCACCGTCACGTCGCCGGACTCGTCGACCTCCGTTTCGAGCGGCACGTAGCCGACGCTGACGAATCTGACGACACCGGATTTGATGTCGGAGACGGTCGACGCGTTCGCATCGCCCGAGCTGAGCTTGACGACCGCGATCGCCTTTCCGTCTTCGACGCGATGCGAGATGATGCGACCGACGGGATCACCGAACGGCATGTGATCGCGGATCAGATGCACGGCGCCGGCATCAAGCCGGGAAGTCTCGATCGCGTCTTCCGACACGACTAGATCTTCGAGATAGTAGCCCCTGTCGACGCGCGCCCCGGCGGAGTAGACGATCTCGATCGTGCCCGCGTCGTCGTCATACGACGAAGGCGTGATCTCAAGCGATCGCGTCTGCGTGCCCTTGTGCCTGACTTTGCCGCTCATGACGTTCCCTTTTCCATGCTCAGACTTTACGATACGCCCGAATCGTCCGGGTCGCGGTTCGCCGGCGCCTCGTCTTCGTCGTCGACCGGATCGGGCTGCTTGATGAACGAGACGGTTACGCCCATTTTTTCGAGACGCGCGCGCTCGGACACGAGCTGCTGGAGGTGCTCCTCGGGGTCTTTTCCGCTGGAAAGAACCGCGTCGGACCAGCTCACGAGGCCGGCCTGCAATTTCGAGATCAGCGCGCCGGTCTCTTTCTGCGGATCGATCTGGCTGCGCGCCGGCGGCACGATAGTCGTCGTGATGACGACATCGCGGCTCTCGCTCAGCTCATAGTCTGCGCGGAAGAGGCGCTCGATACGCGCGACGACTGGAGTGACATAAAGCTCGCGGGTCTCGTCGACCCCTTGAGCGAAAAGGTTCAGGTCGCTCTTCAGGGAAGAGAAATTCGCCTGGGCGAGGTCGCCCGATATCTGCGAGTATGTCACGCGATACGAGATCGCGATCGACTGGAGCGATATCCGAACGTAATCGATATATCCGCCGGTCCCGGAAGGGATCACCGTTTTGAGGTCCTCGCCCTGGCGTAGCCTGAAAATCAGGCCGGGGCTGAGCGTTTCGGGCAGCGGGTCGCTTTCCGCTTCGTCGACCTCTCCGATGTCATCGTATTCCTCGCCGTCTTGAACGGTCACGGCGACGGCCAGGCACGCTTCGGTTTTCGCTTTGATCAGCATCGTCTGCACGAACTGATCCATGTCGCTCGCTTGGATCAGCGCTTGCGTGCCGCGCGGGATGCCCCGGATCTGACCGGGGTAGAGCGTCTCGAAGAGGTGAATCACGTCGCGCGCTGCGACGAAAAACGTCTCCATCCTCGAATTTCTCGGATCGAAAGACTTGTAGAAATGGTAGCCGGCGACGCGGCCGGTTGCCGGGTCGATCTCGACGCCGGAAACGACCTGATGCGCCGGATTTTTCGGGCTCGCGCTCGTCGCGACAAGCGCCGGATCGACGGCTTGGAATTGCGGCATCAGTCGCCCGTCGTCGTTTTCGACGTGGCGGATGATCAGAAAAGCCTCACCGGCTTCAATCATCATGCGGCAACAAAGACTTTGCAGCCCGGCGAGATTCAGTCGGCCGTCATAGTCGACTGCCGCACTTTCGGACCAGGCCCGGTAGGCTTTCGAATATGCATCGTCTCCGGTGACGGCGACGCGGATACCGGTCCCGGTGATATATGACGTCAGAATCGAGACGGCGCGGCTCGCATACGGATTATTGTGCGCGAGATCACGCGCCCGCGCTTGCAGCGTCGCGAGCGACGAGGGGACGCGCTCCCACGAGTCGCGCGGCATGAAACCGTCTTTCAGATGGTCAGCACGGGGCGCGCGGTAGGACCGCCCGACGTGACGGCCGGGCCTGGCCGGCTTTCGGGTTTTGCGGGTCAGGAAAGAAAAAACGCCCATCAGCAGACCTCTACGCCAGCGGCGCCGCGCGGCAGAACTTCGCGGCGGTAAAATTCAAGGAGGAGCAGCGCCTCGGCCCGACCGTCGTCTTTTGCTCTCGCAAGGGCGGTAGCGAGCGACGGGAAGATTTTCCGCGCGAGATCGAGACTCAGTGCCTTATCTGACGTGAGACCAAGCGGCGTTTTCCAGGCTTTCGGATCGATCAGGAAAGTTGCCGGACCGTTTCCGCGCGCCGCAAAATGCAGGCGGAAAGCGGATCGCAGCGCGGAGAAGCCCATAGCAAAGCGCCACTCCGAAGCGGCTCCGGTTTTAGGACGCGGTCCTACGTGTTCGATCACTGCCATGTCCGGCTTTTCAGCGGCCAGGATTGCGGAAACCTGCACTTCGTCAGGCAGCGGCCGGCCGTCGATCAGCGTCGAGACGGGCATGTCATAGACCACGACGTTTGCAAAACCGTCCCCGGAAACGTCTGCAAACGCGATTGCGCCTTTCAGGCCAGGATCGGCACCGGAGATGCGGAAAACCTTGGTCATAGGCGCACCATCCGCGCGCGCGTGACGCGCGAGCGCTTGGCTTTGCCGATCCCGAGCTCCTTTTTCAAAAGATCGCGGGTCCGCAGCATATCGTTGAGCGAGCGGAATTTGCTCTGATCGCCGTTATAGCTGACATAGTCGACGCCGGTCGAGATCGCGCGCTCAAGAGCGGCGAGATACCCCCGCTTTTCAGCAGCGGAAAAAACGTCAGTGTTTGGCTCGATCACCGGCATAAGGCTTCCTCTTCGGATGCTCTCATTGTCGCGCGGCGGCATGGCGCCGCGGTCGCGGTTCACGGCTGGAAGACGGGTCGGACCGGGCGGGCGGGAAGAAAAATGGCGGGCGTGATGCGGGTTGGAGGGATTAGATCATCCTGGCCGGTTCAAAAACGGGGCTCTCAGAACGCGTGAAATCTCGCCGGGCGTATCTCGGCACGATCCAGAGCTTCCCATAGCCCGTTTCAGACCCGTCCAGACCCAAGATTTTTTCCTCTCGCCCGCCCGATCCGGCCCGGAGAAGAAAAAAGCCCCCGGCAAGCCGGGGGCGGATCGTCGTTGAGGAGGGAAAATCAGCCAAGGTCGGCGATCATGTCAGAAAGCTCGTCGGCCAGCTCCTGCGTCGGAAGCTCCTGCGCCATGAAAACGGCTTCCTGATGCTCCGTCCAATCGACGCAGTCTTCAGGCGGCGCGACGTAGATAGCCCGGATATCGCGCTTCTTCAGGAGGCTCCCGACTTTTGCTGCGTAGAGAAGGCCCGCCGGGTCATTGTCGGTGCGCAGTTCGACGCGCGCGCCCGCGCCGCGCTTCGCGATGATGCGGGCCACGAGCTCGGCGCACGCCTCTTCAGCGCCCGACCGGAGCGCGAAAAACGCGGTATGATCCATGTCGTCTTTGCGGATGCCCGCAGACGAGATGCAGTCGAGGGGCGCTTCACAAATCACGACAAGCCGGATTTCGTTCTTCGGCGCCGCGATCCAAACCCCCGCGCGGGTGTTCTCCAGATACCCTTTGTAGCCCTGGCCGATCCGTTCACGGCTCACGATCACCGCCCCGTCGCTGCCCTCTGCGGGCACGAAATAGGGGAAGACCACGTTGCGGTGCTGATCCAACGATATCTTCATCCGTTCCCGAAAGACCGGGTGGATGTGCCGGAAGCCTCGCGCGACGAGATACGGGGGGATTTTCGTCGCGTCGGTGAACGGGCCCGCTTCCGCGTCGATAGCTTCCATGACCTCTTTCGGCGTGCGGTAATCCTGAACGGCGGGCGGGGGTGCGGGCTGGCGGGAAGAAAAATCTGCGGGCGGGGCCGGGGTGGATGTGGTTTCTTGGCTTGACCCGGTGATCTGGCGCAAGAGTTGGCGGGCCCGACCAAGGCCGCCCGCCTGCTCTTTTGCCAGATCAACGATCGTTGCCCTGGCGTCCGGCCCCTGACGGAAACGCCATTTTCCGTCCCTTCCTCTGAACGGGGACGCCGAAGCGCCCCCCTTCTCCCAGCGTTCCTTGTCGATCTTGCCGCCGGGGGTGCCTTTCGGCGCGTGCGTCCAGCCGAGCGCGGGAAGCAGCACGGGGCGCGGATCGATTCGGCAGAAAGCGTCCAGCTCGGTGTTGTCGTTTTCGAAGGACATCAAAGGTCATCCTTGTTCGCAAAAACGACGCGGCGCCCCATGACGATGTCGTCGCCATCGCTGGCGCGGACATAGATCGCGTCGCGGTGGACGTGCATTTCGACTTCCTCGGCGTTCGTCGCGCGGAGCGGGCGGAGCAGGAAAGACGCGGTCACTCCGGCGATAGCCCGGCCGGTCACGTGACAGGGGATGACTTCGTGCCCGATGCTGCCCGTAGCCGCGGCGCCGAGCGCGCGGATTTCGCTCTCGATCGTGAGCCGTCCGTCTTCGGCAGTGACGACGAGACCGACGCCTTCCCCTGTGACGATCGCGACGCGTTCCAGCGCGGTGACGATGTCCGCTTTTGCGACGTGGACGATGACAGCGTCATCTTTCGGCGCAATCAGCGGCTCATAGGGCGCAAAACGGCTACCGCCGACGAGACTGGAGAAGCGGAAGCCCGCCGCTTCGATGCCGATGCTGTGCTCGCTCGCGTGAAAAACGACCGGGCCCTTTTTCGGCAGATGACTGATCAGCGCGTCAACAGCAGCCGGGGGGACGGAAACGTCTATTCCTGCGGGGCCGGAAATGTGCGTGCGCGATCCGGTGCTGCCGTCTGTCGCGCCCACGCCGACTAGACCGTCGCCCGACGATCGAACGCACAGCCCGACGATCGCCTGCCGCGAGTCTCCGGTATACATAGAGCTTTTGACCCGCGCGATTGCGCGGAGCAGCTCGGACGCGTCGACTTCGAAAGATGACGTGCCGCGCTCTTGCGCAACCGGCGGAAAATCACCGGCGAACAGGCCGGCGAAGGCGTAGCTGCTATCGCCGCAGACCAGGGTCATATCGCCATCATAGATCATGACGACAACGACAGCCGCGGGAGGTATGCGCGCGACGATTTTTGCGAGCGTCTCTGTGGGGATTGCCGCTTTTCCGGCGCCTTCCGCGACGAGTGCGTGCGCCTTCCTGACGATCGACATCACGCCGTCCGTCGTCGTGAAATAGATTTCGTCCCCGGAAAGCTCAATCAGAGCCGTCGAATAGATCGGCGTCACGCGCGACACGGCGGAGCCCGACACGCCCTTGAGCGACGCGGCGAGATCGCCGGCGGTCATCTCGAACGTGAAAGAATCGCGACTCTGCGCGGGAGGCTTGCCGACAGCGGCTTCATATTTGGCAACGATGTGGGTCATGTGCAGCACCATTTTTGGGGTTTCTCTGGTGCTCTGATTTTTACCTGCGCCCGCGCCGCCGGTCGCATCGCCGACCCGTAACATCCCGCAAAACCGGCCCGCTAAAGGAAGGATTTTCCTTGTATAATTGGAAAATCCCGCCTTCCGCATGTGATCCGTTTTTGTGAAAACCGGAAGATCAGAAACCGCCGCGGCCACCCCCGCCGCGCGCGAAGAACCCGGCCCCGGTGGGTTTCCGGGGAGGTGTCCGGCGCTTTTTGATCGGGGCCGGCGCCGGGGCTGGTCCGGGGGTCCGGCCATCGGTGGCGGCTGCGGCGACTGGGGTAGGCCGGCCAGTGTCGTCGACAGCGGCGCCGGGGGCGTCGACGACGCCGCGCCGGTATCCCCCTGTTGCTATGAGCCCCTCATATGCCGCCATCGCATACACGCGGCAGTCAAGCGCTTCATTTCGAACGCCTTTTTTGACGCGCCAGGCTGAAACTTTGCGGCCGTTGCTCGTAAATTCGATCCTCTTTTCCGCTGTCATCTGCGTGAACCAGCCGGCATGCCGATCAGACGGCACGTGCATATAATGTGGCCCCGGCTGCGTCGCTTCCAAGCATTTTGCGATCACGTCTTTTGCTGTCTGCGTGCCGATTATTTTCAGCTTCGCGCCGTGCGTCACCGTCGTCCAAGCCTTCGGCCAGATCGGTGATCTGGTGCCTGCCGCGTCACTCGCCCCTCTAATCGCCCACACTCTTCTGCGCGCGCGGCGGCCGCAGAAAGCGTAGACTGACTGAGTATTGTGTCCAGCGGAGTCGACGCATGTGGCCGCGACGTGCAGGACGCGTCCATCTTCAGTATGTAGCGGCGCGAGCAAAATCTGGTCAAGCCTAGACCATGTCTCATCAAGGCCCGGGTCGCCTTCGATGATGTGATAGTCGAGACTCCAAGTCTCGCCTTTCGAGCCCCAACCTACAATCTCCGCTTCGAGACGGTCGTCCTGAGTGTCGACGCCGACGGTGACTACCTGGACGTGAGCGGGAACGGCGGGCCACGGGACCTCGACACGCGCGGCCAACCCCTCGGGTGCGATTTCAAAAGCCCCGACTTCGCCGTCCGCGGCGAAAGTCTCAGCCAAAACCTCGTTGACGAAGGCACGGATTTTCGCGACATCGCCTTGCGCGTCGATCCAGTCCCTGACAATCGCGGCGAGCGGCCGGAAGGTCGAATATCCGCCCCACCCCCAAAAGCTGGCATTGCGATTAGGCACGGCAAGCGTTCCGCATTCGACGCAAGCGGCGCGGCCGACGCCGTAAAGATCAGCCCAATTTCGCGTCTCGTCAGGGTCCTGGCTCTTACCGCAGCAAGTGAATTTCCTTGTCTGACGCCATTTTATGGCGCCTCGCGTCGACATGATCGACATGCGTTCAGCTTCGGTGATGTGATGATCGCAAGACGGGCAGCAGATCGCTGCGCTTTCGGGAATAGCTTTCCCGTTTTCGTCTTTCTCCCACCGGACATCTTTCCATGTCGCGACGAAATCGTGCGCGCACGCGGGGCAGTCGATGTAGGGGCGGCGCTGGTCGCCGTCGAGGTAGGCCTTCATGATACGGCTGGAACCCGTTTCTCGTGGCGTCGAGACCTGGGCGACGAGATACGAATCCTCATAAGACTCGGTGCGCTTCCGGCCCAGAGCGATCTGGTCGCCCGCCTTCAGAACCGAGTATTTGTCGACTTCGTCAAAAAGGACGACGCGGACGGATCGCGATGAAAAGCTGTTCGCCGTGCCTGCGGAAAGGATCGTATACCAGCCGCCGGCAAACCTCTTCTTTGCCTGCATATTGTCGGACGATTTGGACAGCAGCGCGCGCCGGCCGCCAAAGGCTTTTGTCAAGCCTGGCGAGTTGCGGAGCATCGGGCTTATTTTGTCCTTCGCAAAATCGTCAACGTCGATGTCAGTGGGCTGATAAAGTAGGATCGGGCACGGCTGGCACTCGATGAGCCATCCGAGCGTATTCTGCAAAAACGTCGTTTTCATGAGCTGCGCGGAGCTCGCCACGGCGATCTCGTGGACTCCCGGCTCTGTCACGGCGAGCATCGGACCGCGGGCAACTTCCATCGCTTCGGTGCGGAAAGGGCCCGCAATCCGGCTTTCGTCAGAGCCGAGAATCCGACGCGTGTCGGCCCACTCGTCCACCGTTACGTCTGGCGGCGGGGCCAGGGCGGCGCGGCGCGCGTCGCCGAGCGAGCGGCGCAGAAGCCCCGCGTTTTGCGACAAATCAAGCGGCATCGTCGCCCCCTTCGTCGTCACCGGCTGCGCCGTCCTGATCGCCGACCGCGCGCGCGACGAGCTCGTCCGCGTCACACATGCCGCGCAAAACGCCGTCGATCTCGCGCTTCAGATAGCCGCGGATTTCGCGCGGGTCACTCATCGTCGAAAGGCGGGTGCTCAGTCGGCCGGGAATGTTTGACAGAGCGGCGCTGACAGTGGATAGCTCTTCAGAAAGAGCCGCCGACGCTGCGTCGATGGTCACAAGCTGGCCCTGACGCTCAAGAGCATCCATCTCTGTGATGTCTGCGAGATATTTTGCCCGGCGGGCTTTTTCGCGCTTCTCGTTGAAGCTCTCGCCGTCCTCGTCGTCGCCGTCCGCGCCCGCTTGCATGATCGCGCGCTCCTGCTCTGCAAGCCGCCAAGCCAGGTAATCCCCGGCGCTGATCCGGCTGGGCACGCCTGCCCGGCCCTGAAAGACGATCGGGGCCCCGCGATCGCGGACGTGTGCGTTTATCGTTTCGCGTGTGACGCCGAGCATCGAAGCGAGTGCCGAAACGGTCACCGATCCGTCGCCGAAAATTTCGACGACCTCACGAACGCCCGGATCGCCGGCGGCCGGGTCAGCGTCGCGCACTCGCGGTCTTGGATTTCGTGCCATGGTCTCGCCTCGTCAGATATCGTCTCGACGATACCGGCGGCGTCGCGGGCGGCGGTCGCGACTGTCAACGGCGCCGGCCATCCGTCTGATAAAATTCTAAGTGTATGATTTTATTGGCAATGACATTTCGGATTTTGTAAATTTTTATCGAGTGAACGATCGAGCCTTCGAAACTCACCACGAAGGACCCCTCCCCCGGAAGGACCCAGACGATTTTCTTTCGTTCGGATCCGGCGGAGAAGGGGGCGGGTCGGGTGCGGGTTGGCGAGAAAAAGAAATGGCGGGTCGGATGGGGACGGGCCAGAACCGAGCTGCCTCGATCATATAGATACCTCATCCAGTAATCGCAAAAGCGCCAATCCGTAAATCCCCGCAAAACCGGCATCACGCCCGCCCCGAAAAGTGAGGCGGGCGTGGGTTTTCGTGCCTTCCGGTGCGGGCTGGAATTTGTGCGGATTTCCGGTTTTCTGACGATCTAATCTCAGAAAAGAGAAGGCCCCAGCCTTCCGGCAGGGGCCCTGACGCTCAGATCGAAAGGAGTGGTCCGGCCCACGTCTGCGAGGGTTTTGTCATGCTGCGGCACTCATCGCTAATCCGCATCGCCGCTTGCCTTGGGCTCCCCGGCGCCGGGAAATCCTCAAGCAGCATTGGCCGGATCTCCCTCTCGAAAATGACATCAGGGTTCTCGATGACGCAAAAATCCCCGAAGCAGACGTCTGGGCTGCCGGCTTCCCCTGCCAGGACCTCAGCCTTGCAAGAATGGGGCCAAGGTCTGGGCTTCGAGGGGCCCAGTCTGGACTCTTTCACGACTTTATGCGCCTCGTTCGAGCACGCAACCCAAGGACCATTATCCTCGAAAACGTCCACGGGCTTTTGTCTAGCCACGGAGGACGTGACTTTGCCGTCGTTCTCCAGGCGCTGGACGGGTGCGGGTATGACGTCGCGTGGCGTGTGCTTGACAGCAAGTATTTCGGAGTCCCCCAACAGCGCCGTCGCGTCTACATTGTTGCCATGCATCGAGACGGGGGAAATCCCGGAGAAATACTTTTTGAGCCAGAACGCGGCGACGGGCATTCTGCGGCGGGTCGATCGAATGGGAAGAAATCTCCCTCCCTCTTTCAGACGATCATTGGAGATCCTGAGCGGGGACCCCTCGTAAAGTCTATTGCGCACTGCATTTACGCTGAGAGCGCACGTCATACCGGGACTGACTGGTCTAGGAACTACGTGTGGTATCCCGACGGTCGTGTGCGCCGGTTCCTCCCCAACGAGACCGAACTGGCTCAAGGTTTTCCGCTGGATTGGACCCGCCCTGTCCATTTTGATGAGCGTCAAGCGGATAGGATCGACAGTCTTCGATATCACGCCGTAGGAAACTCGGTTACGCCCCCCGTCGCTGAGTGGGTCGGGCATCGAATGATGGAAGCTATGCGCAGACAAGACCTCTTATCGATCCGAGCTGTTGCGGCGGAATAAGCACTCTGACGTCGGAACGTCGCCGGCCAACTCATTGCCGTGCCAGAAATAGATGTTTTTACGGCTTGAATACGCCCGATATGCATATCACCACAGGGCAGTGAGTTTTCACGATAGGATATTGCGATGAAGTTTCTTGTTACGATTTCCGCCACCGCGTTCGCCGCAGCTCCGGCCTTCGCGGCGGCAACAGCGCCCGCCGGATCGAGCGCCGAGGACCAGGCCTTGGTTCAGGATTGGGCGAAGTATTCGACCGCGTGTCGCGGCGGCGCCGTTGATGGCACGCAAGAAACGGCCTGGGGCTATTGCGGCGTCGCGAATTACGTCCTGTTCAAGCTCGAAGAGCGCGGGATATGCAAAGGCGAAGGTAAGGGCGACTTCATCAACTGCGACAAGTCGTCGCGAAATGACCCTCTCAAGGACTACCCGTTCTAAAGAAATACTGCGATGAGGATTGCAATGAAGAAAATAATTGCGGCAACATTCGTTTTAGCCGCTTCTTTTCCTACTGTTGTTGCTGCCGTCACTGGAAACGAGTTTCTCACTCGCTGCGGTAGCGATGATCAGTTCACGATCGGCTGGTGCGCCGGACATGTAAGCGGTGTTCAAGAGGGCTTATTTATCGGGGCGTCTGTGGCGGGCGCGAAATCTTCAGATGAGGCCGACAGAATTACCGGATACTGTGCTCCAGAAAGCAGTAATCTGGAGCAAGCGCGCGATATATCAGTCAGCTACATAAAAAACCACCCCGAAACCCGACACCTTATGAGCGGGATGCTAATTATGCTCGCACTGCGCGAAGCCTGGCCATGTGAGTGACATAGAAAGGGAGTTTATTTCCGGTTCGCCCGACGAAAATCGATACTCTCCTGGATGTATTTGATCATCGCGGCCTGCGCGCGCTCACTGTAGCCGTCCCTGATTTTGAAAACGGGCCTATACCTTGCGTTCAGCCGCGATGTCGCGACGAGCTCAATCCTGTTGTTCCGCTCGATCCGCTCGTAAAGACCCGGCCGAAGCCCGCGCGCACGCGCTGACGCGTCGCCGCGACTGACAATGAAGAAACGCCCGACGCGGCGGGTCGGCTTCGTCGGTTTCGCGCGCGGGTCCTCGTCCCGGTGCGGCCGTCCCGTCTTTTTCTTCGGCGTGCCCTTCTTGCGCCGTTTGCGACCGTCCGTGATCGTCATATCGTCGCGCGTTGCTCGTTCTTTGATGCGACCGATGATGTTGCCGTAGCGGTCTTCGATCCGCGTCGTCAGCGGCTGGAGCACGCGCGGCGCGGTCCAGGTGAATTCATGCCTGGACAAAATCTCGCCCTGGCGGCCCCCGATCGTCATGAACGCCTCGGCCCGGCCGGGCGTCGCTTTCGTGACAGTCGTCTGCTGGAGAACGCGCAGCTTGGGCGACATCCTGTCGATTTGGCCCTTGACGATGTCCGGCGTGCGGCGCCGCAGCTCGAACGCTGCGCTGTTGATCCCGCGCGTGATCGCTCGGTCGAGCTCTGCGCGCGTGATGTCTGCGAGCCCCCGCAGACCGGATTCAGTTTTTGCCTTGAACATGCCGCACGTCCTTTTCTCGCCATCATATCCGTTCCTGCCGCCGCCCCGCTCGCTCACCCCGCCCGCATCCGACCCGCCATTTTTTTCCCGCCCGCCCACTCAAGCCCGTTTTGCCCCCATGTCCCCCAACGCAAAAAGTTGGGGACCAAAATAGGGGGCAATGGTTTCTGAATGATTTCAGACACTTACGAAAGCACCCCAAAATATTGGGGGACAAATTGGGGGCAATGGTTTTTCAGTCTTTTCAATCACTTACACCCTTTGTCCCCCAACTTAATATGAAAATTGAAGAAAAGACTCTCAGAGGGGGGTATGTGCTGTATATGCTTGAAAAAGTTTGTTGAGCCGATTTTCGGCCCAATTGGGGGACAAGACAACTAAGTCCTTGATTTCATTAAGAAACCATTGCCCCCAATTTGTCCCCCATTTTTTCAGCAAATTCTGTAACGTATTGATTTCACTAAGGAACCGTTGCCCCCTATTTTGTCCCCCAATTTTGGGGCTTTGGGGGCAAAGGGGGCAAAACGGGTCGGATAGCGGGTTGGCGAGAAGAAAAATGGGCGGGTCGGGCTCGGGTCGGATCAGGAAAAGGTCAGTCGCGCACGGACCGGGCCGGTCGGGGCGTAAGAAGGTGATGCAGTCTCTCTCTGGGAAAACCTGGCCCCGCTTCGGCGGGGCCTTCTTTTTTACCTGTCGCGACCGCCGCCCACCCGCCCGCAGGCATCTTGGGGGCACCCCCAACAGGAGCCACGCACACATGAAAATCCCCACCATAGCAGAAACGCTGGCAATCCTCGCTGAAGCGGACCCGACCTCCCCCGTCTTTTTCTCAGACGGTATGACGCCGCTGCTCAGCGTCTGCGCTTTTACGCGCCCTGACGTGCCCCGCAGTCTCGTCATCGAGCCATACCACCGCGAGCCGGCGCTTGCGGGCGACTTCGCGGACTGGCTGGATTTTGTCTGTGGCACGCCCTTTTTCGGTCCCGGTGACCGGCCGTGCGGCCGTGTGTCGTCCAGCTCGCCGCTCGTCTATGACCGCGTCGGGGGCCTCGTCGTCGGAAGTATCACCGTCGAGGTCGTGTCGCGAATGTGGTGGAAATTGCCGAGCAGCGGGCTCCGGGCATGTAACGATGGCTCCAGTCAGGCCGCGAGGTCAAGGGACATTGGCTCGAGAGGCTGGGACAGAGTTTCCCAGCCATCGACCTTTCGCATCTGGATCTGACCGGAAGCCAGCAGCGCCCAGAGCAGCATCGGCACGGTTTCGGCGCAGGGCAGCACGGTCTGGGTCTTGATGCGGCGGCGGAACTCCTCGTTCAGACGCTCGATGGCATTGGTGGTCCTTGCCGACTTCCATTGCGACGGGTCGAGGCGGGTGAAGCTGAAGAGCCGGTCGCCCGCTTCTTCAAGGCTGTCGGCCACGGCCCGGCACTTGAGCTTCCACTTGCGGAGGAAGGCCTTGCGGCGCGTCTCGATCTCGGCCGCGCTGTCGGCGTAGATCATGTCGCGGTAGTCTTCGCTCAGCTCGTCATGCAGGCGCTTTGGGGCGTGGCCGAGCAGGTTGCGGTGCTTGTGAACCGTGCAGCGTTGAATGGCCAGATCCTCGCCCCAGAGTGCCACAAGCGCAGCTTCAAGGCCGGGGGCTCCGTCAACGATTACGAACTCGGGCCGCCTCAGGCCCCGCGCGTCCAGATCGGCGAGGAATTGGCTCCAGGCAGCCGTGCTTTCGCCGCCCATGTTCCTGATTGAGAGGAGCACCTTTTGTCCGTCGCGCCGAACACCGATCGCCGCCAGCACCGAGATGTTGGTGGCCTTGCGGTCCAGCCGGGTCTTTATGACGGTGCCGTCGAGGATGAGCCGCACGATATCCTCCTCGGCCAGGTCGCGGGTGGACCACGCGTCCCAATCGACCTTCACCTTGCGCCAGGCCCGGCTGACCACGTCCTTGCTCACCGCCCCCTCGAACAGTCCGAACAGCGCCCGCTTGACCCGGCGCGTGTTGGTGCCGGCCAGGTAGACCGCCGCGATCAGGGCCTCGGCCTTCTTTGTCAGCCGCCTGTAGCGGGGCAGTGCCTTCGAGCGCCATTCGGTGATCTTGCCGGCCTCGTTCTCGATCCGGGCACGAGGAACCCGCACCGTCTCAGTGCCGAATGTGCCGGTCAGCTGCCGATCGCGATGCCCGTGGCGGTAGCCCTTGGCCCGCTCGTTGCCGCGGCCGTAACGAAGCCGTCCAAGAAAGTCGGCCAGTTCCTCTTCGAACATGGCCTCAATGGTGGCACGGACATTTGCCCGAAGGCGATCCTCGATCGGATCATACGCCCCTGCGTCGGGCAGTAGCGAAAAGGACGAGCTGTCGGTATTCTGCTTCATGGCGTGATCTCCCTGGCGGTTGCCGCCGCCGGTTGGGTGGGTGTCAGTTCACCCGGAGATTACGCCGCCGTCCAATTTCCACCACTTCCGAGACACGACCACCGTCGATGAAGTCGGCGACTGTGTGAGACTTCGGCTTATTGACCGGTCCCAACTCTGATCCGACCCGCCCTCTCGCCCGCGATTTTTCTTCTCGCCCGCCCGCATCCGACCCGCCCCCGGTTGAACCGCGACCCTACCCATCCGCCGACATGCGATCACTCGTTTAGCGAAAGGGACTGACGAGATGACGCCACCTGAAATCAAAATAGATTGGCAGCTTCTCGTTGTCGTCGCCGCCGCCGCGTCAGCACGCGCTCTGATTTCTGGCGGTGTTCCCGCCCGCCAGCGCGCCGCGACGGCAGTCGCAAGCATCGCGTTCGCTTACATCATGACACCCGCCGCGATCGAACTGATCGCCGGATATTCCGGCGGCCAAGTCTCCGAAGCTATGTCCGGCGCCGTCGGCGCCAGCATCGCGATCGCCGCCGAGCCCCTAATCCGTCACATCTACGAACTCGCCAAGCGCCCGGCGGCGCTTGTCGACGTCGCCCGCGGCTCGATCGAGCTGATCAAAGTCTTTTTCGGACGCGGCGGCAAATAACTCCCAAAATCATGCATCGGAGGCAACCAATGCACTTCAATGAGCAGCAGATCGAGCAGATCAAATCCGGCACTCCGGTCGTCGCAATCGCAAAACGCTGTGGCATCCCCCGCCGCGCAGCATTCCGTGCAGCAGCTCAAGCCGTCATCGACGGCCAGCTCGATGACCGCGTCCTTTCGCACTGCATGATCGCCGAATACCACCGCGTTCTCACGAAAACCCCGGCAAAATCCCTGGCACCCGCCAAAAACTCCTCCGCGCCGAAGCCCACCCAGGCCAAGCTGGCGGCGGTCGGCTACGACACGGAGCGCGCAGCGAAAACCCCCGCAGAAGCGTGGGCCGAACACCGCGACGCTTTTGAGCGCAAAGTGGCGAAGTCGTCGAAAAGCCACGTCATCAAACGGCAGGACGCGTCCCCCTTCGTCATCTATCACATCACTGACCCGCACTTGGACGACGACGCGACGCCGCTTGCGCTGATCGAAAGCGATATCCGGGCATCGCATGCGATGAATGCTATCATGATCCACGGCGGGGACGCCCTGAACAATTGGCCGTCGAGCGGCCGCCTGGCCGCGAAATGGGGCGATCAGCAATGCACGCTGGAGGATAGCCTGCTGCGTCTACGACACTATATTGACATTCTCGCCGCAGACGTCTGGGTAGACGGGAATCACGAAGAAATGTCGTCGCACCTGATCCCGCTGATCAACGGCATGCTTGGCGACGAGACGATCAGGGACTACTGGCGATGCGACGTGACGATCAAATCGCCCGGCGGCCGAGACCTGCGCCTCGCCGTAAGCCACAAATTTGGCAAAGGGAAATCCTGGTTTCATGCCCTCCAAGGGCACATTCGCGAGATGCTAGAAGGCCGCGATATCGACCTTCTTCTTGACGGTCACATGCACCAAGCGGGCGTCCTGGAGCATCATCTGCCGGAGCGCGGCACGACGACACTTTGCGTCGCTTCCGCGGGCTATAAAGTCGTCGACAATTTCGCCAGCCGCATCAGCCACGGCGGCAAGGCTCCCAGGATACGCGGCAGGGCGCACTGGATCGTTGTCGACCCCCTGGCCCCCGCCGGTGCGGCTCTCTGCACCGCCTTTACCGAGCCGGAACAGGCGGCCGCTTACAAGGCTGGCCTGGATATGGCGCGGAGAATAGCGGCGTGATCAGCGCTTTCTAAAAATTTCACACAGGGATGGGCGGGACATATTTTCGCCCCTCTTTTCTAATACCAGCTTTCCGCACCGCTTGCACTCTTGGGAACGTGAGTCTTCATCATGAGACATCATCGTCATGCCCTGCTCAAACTTATGATCTAGTAGCCAACACCAAAATTCGGGCTTCATGAAGCACCTTAAGACAACAAAAGAGAACCATACGACAGATGTCGACAGCAAAAAAGGCCCCGCGGTGCGGGGCCTCTTTCGTCATAGGATAGTGAGGGTCAGGCGGCGCGCAGCATCTCGACGATCTGATCGACGGACAGATCGAAATCAAAATTCAGCACGCGCTCAAGCACCGCCGTCCGCTTGCGGCGCAGCTCGGGAACATCGTCGCATTCGAGCGAGAACCGCGAAAAAGCCTGAGCGAAGGCTTCGTTGCGGTCACCGGCGATAGCCCCCCTGTTCTCCGCCGCCTGCGCCGCGATCTCGTCGTGCCGCTCAGCCTCCCCGCCGCGCACGCTGCGCTTGTCAGCAAGGGGGGCCGGGACCGCCGCGATCACGCCGCCGTCGAGCGCGTCAGAAATCATGTCGAAAGACGGGGTATCGAAGCCGTCGGCTTCATATGCGCGCGCGCAATATCTCAGCATCATGTCCAGCTCTCCGATGCTGCGCATGATCTCCAGCGCCTCCGCCACGGCGTCGACGTGCCCTGCGAGCAGCCGTTTTTTGATCATCTCCGGCGTCACATCTGCTGCCAGGGCTGCGCGCTCTCTCGTGATGCGCAGAATGAAAGCGTCGCGCACATCGTCGTGCCTGATCTTTTTTCCGTGCCGCACGATCGACGCATACGGCGCCGACCGCGCCTCTTCGATCGTCATACATCCGTCGCGCTCAGCCGCTTTTTCAGCATCTTTGCGCAGATCAAGAGACTGTCGCGCCGCGCTGACAGTAGCGATGTGCTCATAGGCTCTTGTCAGTGCAGCTTCGAGCACACGCTTCCCGTCTTCGCGCGTCACCGGCTCATCGATCCAGCGGATCTTTTTGTCATAGATTGCAGACGATCCCGCGCCGAAGCCGGTTTTGCCGACTGTCTGCGTTACGTGAACGATGACGACAGGCGCAGTAAGATGAACGACGACTGCTTCCCCTAGAACGCTTTTAGAGCGCGACCGCGTCTCAGGGGACGAAACTGACCACTCGCCAGCCTGGCGACCGAGCCTGCCGGCGCCGCCGCCAGCGCGACTGAAGGCCGCTTCGATCATCAGACGCGTTTTCTCGCTCATCGTGCCTGCAATTGCGCTTCGGATCGTGCTTGCAGAAACGCCGACGGCATCGGCCGCGCGCTGTTGCCAGCCGTCTTTATCGCCGCCGGCAAGCTGAATGAGATCGGCCTCGATGCCGCCTGTGGTGACGGGGATTTCTGACGTCGCTACGTCCGCTTTTGCCAGCGCGACAAGAATTTTCTGCTCGAAATCTACGGTCCACTTTCCATCGTTCAGGGCGGTCCGCAGCAGCCGGTCACTGACACCGATCAGCTCTGCCGCACGCCCCTTCCAGCCGGCGCCAGGCCCCGCGATTGACTTCGCCGCACTCTCAATCTGATCCCTCGTCATGCTCATGTCTGCGCCTCTCATTTGCGCACTCGCGCGTTACGCAAACGATATAGCCGCGCCTCTGCATTTCGCAAGAATTTTCCGGTTATTTACCGGGGACGGTAATTAGTTTTCCGTGCTTTTTTCGATCAAGTTTTCGTGAACGCAAAATTCTTCCGAAAAATGCTTGCATAAAAATCGGCGGCTTCTATATCCCGCTTATCAGCAGCCCGGGGTGGCGTTGATAAACAAAACAACCTGGAGAAAATAAAATGACCGCACTTGATAAAATACTGATCGACACCGCCGCTGAAATCGAAGCGCTGCTGAAAAAAGCGAACGGCCTGGCCGCTACGCACACGATCACGCGCGCAGATGATGTCGCTGACATAGCGGCGCGCGCTGAGCGCATGCTCGAAAGCACGGGCATCACGAAAAAGTCTCGCGTCGGGACTCGCGTGACGTATACGCCGGCCGGCCCTGGGAAGGCCTACGCACGGCAGAGCAAGTCTCGCGTCGTAACGACGACCATCTCACTCGTGCGCAGAGAGAGAGGCTGGCGGCTCGTGTCAGCGTGCAGAGCAGAGATTTGGCCGGATCGTGGGGAAAACTTCGCAGTCTCGATCAGCGAGCAGACCGCGCAGGATATCCAGCGCCGCTCGATCGACGGCTTCCGCGTCGTGAAAACCGCCGCCTAATAATAGGGCCCGGTTATTCCGGGCCTTTTATTCCACATCCCGGAGAAAATAAAATGCCCCACGCATATTTTGACCCCTTTGACAGCGATGACTACGTAGAGCGGTGGCTCACTGAGTCGTCTGAGCGCGCAAAAAGAGCGCTTATGCGCGACGCGAACGCTCAGATTTGCGAAGCCCGCATCCGCATATCTCGCATGAATGTTGACTTCAGATGGGGCGCGGTGCGCGCACTCGATGAATGCCAGGGTATTCTCGGATCATATAGACGCGGAGATACCCGCGTTCTGCGCGGATACAACGGGAAAACCCGGCAGGAAATATCTGAGCAGATGAAAGTCCAGATGATCCGCATCGCGCGGATACTGACGATACCGGGAATATCGCGGGAAATCGAAAACGGATGCCGGCAGGCCCTGTCGATCTTTAAAAATTATGGATATGCGGCCGGAGCGGACGGTGATTTCCTCGATCGCGTCGCTGAGAAGCTGGATGCCTATATAGAGCGCAGCAAATACGGCCGCCGGAGGATCGTCTGATGTCGCACATCGATCAGACATTTACGGACGTGAAAAACGGCATCCGCTCGAAAGAACGTGTCAAAAATCTGGCGGAGGTTTTCACAAACGAGCGCGAAGTGAAGGCGATGCTCGATCTCGTCGGGGATACTGCATATGCAGTCGAAACGACATTCCTTGAGCCGGCTTGCGGAAACGGGAATTTCCTCGTCGAGATACTGGCGCGCAAATCCGAGACGATCCGCCGGCGCTTCGAAGCGGACGTAAACGGCCGCCGCGTTCAGCTCGATCTGATGCGATCAATCGCGACGATATCGGCTATCGATATTAGCCCTGGGAACGTCGCTGAAGCGCGTGCAAGGATGCTGATCTTGACAGGGGAGCTTTACCGACAAATCCTCGGGCAGGATGTGCCCGAGGGGGTCCTGCTCGTTTGCGCGAGCATACTCGGGCGAAAAATCGTTGTCGGAGACTTCATCAATCGCGTCGGCACGCTGCACGATATCCGCATCAGCGACGATCTGAAAATCTCATGCACCCCGCACCGCCTCGCCGACCTCCTCCCGCCGCCCGAGGCGGCGATCAAACAGAAGAGAAAAAAAGTCAGGCACTGAGCCACCCCGCCCGCACCCCGCCCGAAAACTTTTCTTCTCGCCCGCCCGTATCCGACCCATCTATCCTGCCGCTTGCCGCCCGCGCCGGCGTATGACATTGTGTCCAACAGGGGGGCCGAAAAGGCGCTCACACTGACATGATACACACCCGCGGTAGAGGCCGCGCAGCGGCAAGATTACCGAGCTATATCCGGCACATGCCGGACCAATGCGTAGCCCGGTATCTCAGTTGACTGTTAATCAATTGGTCGTAGGTTCGATCCCTACCGCCGGAGCCAAACTCAGCTAGCATATTGGTTTTGTTTGGATAAAAGCACCTTGCGTGCTGCGTTGCATGTGTGTGTCATATATCTGACCCAAACTTGTGATGCCTGACGCTGGCGAAATCGGCTCCTCCAACGGGGGACGACGATGACGATTCAGATCCACACGTTCCGGCGCGGTGCCATTTATACTTGGCGCAAACGGCTGCCGGCAAAACTGGGCGGCGGCGTCCTGCAATTGAGCCTGCGCACTTCGGACCCCTTGATTGGCCGGCGGATTGCCGCAATCTTGGGTGGAGAAAGCTGCGGGGTGATTGACGCCATGGTCCATCAGGGGCTGAGCAAGGAAGACGCCCGCCGGCTGCTGGGGGCGGTCATCGTCCGCGAACACCAGAAGATCCAGAATCTTCGCCTGGCTGCGGCCGAAGCCGGGCATGAGCGAAGCTGGCAGCAGGCGAAGTCTTATGACTGGGCAGTTGGCAAGGCCCTGACCTTGCTTGCAGAGCGTGGCGCCTCGGCCTGCCCGCTGACCGACCAGGACCGCGACTCGATGCGAGACGAGGGTCGCACCGAGGCCGAGATTGCCGCCGTGCAGACGGTGCTGGAGCAGGAAGCCCGGACCTATGCCGAGGATCCGCGTCAGGGGCTCAACACGCGCTCGCTGCGGCTGATGCGCGAGGTGCTGGAGAGGCAGGAGTTCTCGCCTCTGGAACTGCTGCACGGGCGCCAGATCTATTATCGGGGCCGTGGGGCGGCGCTGCTCGACATGAGTGCCGAGCAGGCCGTGACAGAGCAAGCCAGCGATCTGGCGGCGGAGCTTGCCCGAGCGCAGGTTTGCAGCGATCCCCCTGTCGCTATCGAGGCTGCGGCCTGCGCCGAGGCGACACCCTCGGCTCCTTCCGTCGCGACGGCACCCGTTGCGCAGGCTTCGCTCAATGCAGGGGCGGCCCGTGCTGTACCATGCGAGCAGCCCGCCTATGATCCGCAGTTGACCGCACTGGTCGCGCGGCTGATGGACCAGAAACGCCGGCAAGGCATGTCCGGCGGCATGATCCTGCAAATGACTCGTGTCTTTGCCCTGTTCGTCGAAGCGACGGGGGTCGAGGACGTGCGGGCCTTGCGCCAGGAGCATATCGCGAAATTCGTCGACACCCTGCAGCTGCTTCCCGTGCATTACGGAAAATCGCCGAAGGATCGCGGCAAACCCCTGCGCGTCATCCTGGAAAACGCGCGCGGCCAGCCAGTCGGGCTGTCGGCTACCACCATCAATCGCAACCTCGACTACATCGGCCAGCTCCTGATCAAGGGACGCAGCGAGGGTTTCCGGGGCCTGGGTGATCTTGACCCGAACAGCCTGAGGCAGCGCAAGACCAAGCGCGACCGGGACGACCGACCGCCCTTCACCGCTGAGGATGTGCAGGCGATCTTTCGTCATCCCGTCTGGCACGGCTTTCAGAGCACGGGAAGATGGCAACAGCCGGGCAATATGCTGACCAGGGACGGGTTTTATTGGCTGCCCTTGATCGCCGCGCTGAGCGGTGCGCGCCGCGGCGAGATCGCCGGGCTGAAGGCCGCGGAGATCGGAACGGTCGGTGGCATCCCCTGCATGACGCTTCAGATCAACCGCAACCGCGGCCTCAAGAACCTGACCTCGGCGCGGGTCCTGCCGCTGCACCCGCAGTTGCTCGAACTGGGCTTGGTGGACCATGCCGAAAGCCGTCTGGCCAAGGGCGGGCCCGACGCCGACCTGTTCCCCGACATGCGTCCCAAAACGCTGCCGTCGGTGGAGGACGCTGCGGATGACGACGAAGGCGGCAAGTTCGGGGACAAGATCAATTACCGCTTCAACAAGCTCGTCGATCGGCAGGTTACGGCGAATCGGGCCAAGAAGACCTTTCACTCGTTCCGTCATTATGTCGCCACCCAACTGGGCCGTCTGACCGATGTGCCCGACCAGGTGCGCAAGGACATCCTGGGCCACGTCGGCAGTTCGATCACCGAGGAGCGCTATACGGAAACGTCGCCTCTTGCCGCAAAGCTGGCCGCCCTGGAGCGCCTGCCGCGCCTGCCCTTGTGATGGAGATGCCATGATCATCGAATTGACCCCGGACGAGGTGGAAGAGGTAAGGTATCGAATCGGCAGCGGCTCGATGCGCGAGGGTGAATATGTCCTGATGATCAGGGGGGACAGCATCGTCGGTGGCGAGCGGATTACCCCCGGCACCCCGCTAGCGCTGCTGCTGCCCCCCATGCAGGATTCCTATCCTGACTGCGAAGCGGTGGTGGCCGAACTGACTGCGAACCGCTTCGAGATCAAGGCCAGGTATTGAAGCCGGCCCGCCCTCGCCTCATCAGCGCGGTGCGGCTGAGAGGTCATCTGGTTCGTCCAAGTCATGGATCACCTGCCCGGACCCATCGAGCCGGATCACCTCGGATCCGCAGTCCGCACGCAACCAGGCCTTGGATCCAGCGCGACGGCCCCCTGGTGAATCTAATAGCAGACGGAGTTGAGGACCTGTCGCCTCTACAGTGCATCCCCGGCTGTTCGTTGCTCCTCGCAGCACCGAGCTGGAGCCAGGCCTATCGGAAGCATTCCGCAGAATTCTCAGCAAAGAACTCGCCGCCGCGAGAGCGATGGCCTTTTTCCGCATTGCACCGCGCGATGGCCAAATCAAGCCTATACCGTGACGATGATGCGCATTCTCTGCGCCATCACCCTGATGATGATCACAGCATTCTCCGCCTAGCCTGCCCAGCGACCCCTCGGCGCTGACGTCGCGCACCCTGCTGATAGCTGCGCCTGGCCGCGAGCCTCGGCGAGCAGGCCATCGTCATCGCCGCGCTGCGTCGCGGCGTGCTGACCCTGCTGAACGGGATCCCGGCCCAAGTCCCCCTGCTGCGCCATGCTCTGCCCGCTCTGCTGCCGCCCCCGTGCCCGGCGGACCCATGAATTGGAGCCGGACGACGGCGTCCGCTGAAGCACCCCAGCGCCAGCACGCTCACCCGATCATGGTCGCTGTGTCAGCAAGTTGTGGGATCACAGCAAAAGACGTCCACCATTGTGATCAAAAGGACGTGATCTTTCCAGCCGGCGCCGAGAGGCCGTCAGGCACGATTTTTGTTGCCTCAGATGAAAAACCCGTGTCGCGCCGAGCAATCCACCGTCAGCCGCGCCATCACTTCAGGCTAGACGCATGAGATAACAGTGAGATAGCGCCAACCATGCAAGGTGCGCCCTGCTTTCGATCCACTGCCGCAGCAGGCCACCCGAACCACAATACCTAACGAAACGAGCGTAGAGGCATCAAAATGGACGAGCAGAACGTCGGCGCCTTTGAGAGCGCCCTACCAAAGTGCCTCGCGCGGATCACTGCCGAGGCGCGGATCACCGGCGTCTCGGCCCCACACCCTGGGCCATACCTTTGCCGCGACGGCTGCAACGCTCGGCTATTGCGAACTCACCATTACGGGCCTGCTGGGCCATTCAGCCGGCAGCGTCACCGCCAGGTTTGCCCAGTCGCTGACATCGCCCTTGAGTCCGCTGCGGCCGCACAGCCACCGCTGTGGCTGCGGCTCTTGCGGGGCGCGCGGCCCCCTCGACACCATAAAAGAGACGCGGTGATGATCGGCATCCACAATCCAGCGGCCACGGTGTCAGCGGGAAGCTGTTCTGACCCCGCTATGGGACCGTCGGCGGCTTCTTTCATGCGAGGATGGCCTCCTTCGATCATGCCGTTGTTCGCTGCTGGCAGGGCACGGTCCGGGCGCCAGGCAGCTGCCCTTTTGCGGCACCAACGCGTCAAATCCTGCACCGCTTCAGCTGGTCGTTTGAACCGTCAAAATACACGGGAATCACTTTTGCCTCATACTGATATCAAGACTCCGCAAACCCATAGAAATCCTATCTGCGACGCGTGCGGGAACGGAGAATAAATCCGATGGCCCGCCTGAGAAAGCTGACCGAAGACCAAACCAAAACGCGCCAGATTTCCGTCTACGACGAGGACTGGGCGCCCATCAAAAGGGCTGCAAAGCAGGCGGGGCTCACGATCTCACAGTTCCTGATCAGCAGCGTAAAGAACGCGCGGCAGCCTGCAAATCCTGTCCATCTGATCTGGATGGCCGAGGTGATGCAAGACGTAACCCGGGAACTCGCGCGTGTGGCGGACGGCCTGGCCAAATCTGAGGACGGCGAGCAGATCGCCTCGTCCGTGATCCTGGTCGCCATCGAGCGTCGCTTGGCAGCTGTGATGAAACAGGCGTCACGATGA